AGGTTCTTGAATATAAGTTTGTTCATAAAATGATAATAAATCGGGTTCAACTACTGAATTACCAGAACCTAAGAAGTCACAGTCATACTCTTGGGCGAATTCTCGAGTCGACATATTTGCTCGTTCTCTTTCTTCCCAATTTGCATCTCTATCAGGATGGAGATACCATGGGAGTTCAATATATTTAAAGTCATTTTTGCCTATTTCTGCTTCAGAACACATTCTATGAAACCAGTTACCCACACCGTTTGGAGAAGATAGAGCAATAGCTCCACCACCAGTTGCAATGGTTGGTTTAATACTCGTGTATATTTTATCAACACCTTCAATGAACGCGGCCTCATCCATTAGTAGTAAGGATACTGCGTAGGATCGACCTGCATCTGATGCTGCTGAAGTAGCTACTATACGTGAATTATTAGCTAACTGGAATGATAGTTTGTTATTTGATAGTGGTTTTTGATTACCTTTTAGCCAACTAGGTAGATTATCATACATAAACTGTACTTTTTCCACCATTCCTCTTGCTGTTTCTTGTTTAGTTGCTATACAAAGTATAGTTTTATCTTTGTTAAATATCATTAACCACAAAGAAAAACCAGCAACTAGTGTTGATATACCTAACTGTCTTGATTTATTAATAATACAGAAACGATTATTTCTAAAATCAGTTAATACATCTTCTTGGAATGGGTATAGATGAAATAAAACTCTACCCTTAGTTGGGTGATTAATATAACAGTATTTGCGGAAAAAATGTACAGGATCTGTAGCACATTTGATGTATTCCTGCTTGATTATTTCTTTAATATTTACTTGACTCATATATATAAATATACAAAAAGAAACCCCAACTTACGTTGGGGTTGGTCCTATGATACTATCATAGGAGGGGTGCATGGGTGTGCAAGGAATTATTATTTAGGCTCTCTAAGTAATTTAGCTGCTCTTAGACTTTGTTGAAATTTTTTAATATTATCTAATGTTATTTCTTGACTGTTATTAGATTTTGGATCAGTTTGTTTTTTCATTCGACTAATAAAATCATAAAAATGAGTTTTAAATCTTTCATCATATTCTTTACTATATTCCCATTGACCTTGGTCATTTGGATGTATGGGATATTCTCCAGGTCCTGGCATGTCCTGAATTGCTAGATCAAGGCTTTCTAGTTTAAACCTATCAGCTCCTAAACCTCCACGAACTGAAGAAATCCCAGATTTTTGATATTTTTTAAATTTATCAAAAACAAGTTCAGGGTTTTCATCTGTTGTAAGGATTCTTATAAGAGCATCTCCTATCTTTTTATCTCCTTCTTCTAAAATATTATCACCTTCATTTTCTTTTAATATGCCAGCTAATTGCTGCATTCTTTTAATTTCATTAATTTGTGCTTTCATTTTTTTATTTAATTAGTGTTAATATGGTTAAAGTAACTGTAACTATACCGGAAATTACTTTAGTGAAATTATGTCTAACTTTTAATTTTTTGTTTGCTTTTTCTAAGTCGTTAACATATTCACTTTGAGCACTAAATTTTAGTTCCTCATTATGTAACATTTCTTGATAAACACTATCTTTAATTACGTATTGTCCTATAATACTGTCTTTAAGTTTAACTTTACTTTGAGTAAGTTGCAATTCTTTTTTAGTTAAAGAATGTACTGCTTTAATACTATCACAGGCAACTAATTCTTTAGTTAATTTTTTAGCAGTTTCAGGTGAAATTACTACTTGAGATTTAGTGATTAAGACTGGTAATAAAAATGCTGATAAGATTATTAATTTTTTCATTTGTATCGATTTACTAGAAATGAATCTACTTGTAATTCAGAATAATCATTAACCTTTTTACTAATACTATCGTATTGTTTATCAATAGCATTAACTTCTTTTTTTACTTTACTTATTTTACCATCAACAATATCAACTTTTTCCTCATATTCATCAATAGTACTATCAATTTTAAGTTGATGAATTTGTAATTCAGCATTTAATCTAACTAATGAATCAATAGTTGATTTGTAATCAGCAGGCATTTTTGGTTTTGGAGTGAGAATATAAATCATCCCATAAGTTAAAACAACACTAACTAATACAACTATAATGTACGGTTTGTACTTACTTAATAATCCCTGCATAAAATTTCATTTTATTTATTGTCCATTCATCTAGTGGTTCTTCTTCTGGTGTTTCAATTTCTGGAGCTTTATTATTTTTTGCAACTGATGGGAATTGAGAAACAATAGCCATCATTTTATCTTCTAATCTTTTTTTAAGATCACGTAGATTTTCAACTTCATTACTTGGTCTATCTGCAATATCACCAGGTGTTGGTCTTGATTTTCTAGCTTTTAATATGTTTGATTTTACATTAGCTAAACGACGTTCTAATTCTTGATAACTCATCCAAGCACTAAATTCATCATCTGACATACTTTTTGCTGATGGAGTAGCAGCATCAACTTCAATATCTTCTATATCTTCTTCATCATCGCCTGACATTGCTCTAGCAAATGAAGCATCAATTTCATCGTCAGTCATGTCACCAGCAACTCCACCTTCTGGATCTTCATAGCCTGATGGTAATTCATCTTCGCCATCTTCCATATCATCTCCAGCAGGTGCTGCAGCAGGTTCTGGTTGTGGGCGAGAAAAACGTGGTGCTCTTTGTTCACCTGCAGGTGTAATAACCCCAGATGCTACAAGAGCCATAAAATCAGCATTGATTGGATTTTGTTTATCATATCCTAATTCTGATGCTACGTCCATTTTAGACATTGGTTCACCATTAGCTTGCATAGCAGTTAGAATTCTATTCTTTTTACCAGTAAAATCAGCTGCGTTTGCATCTGGGGATAGTTGGTAGCGAATAGCTACATTGGCCATTTCATCAATTTCTTCTTCTTCAATGAATTCAACAGGTTCATCAACTGTACCTAATTTATTATTTTTTGTTGTAGTGCGAGCTCTTTGTATCATTGATTGCTTTTGGGAAACACTTAATGTACCTGGGTTGGGTACATCAATTGTAGCTTGTTCGTTTAACACTTCACTAAGTGCTTCACGTATAATAGTTTCTAGTTGTGATCTTTTCATTTATGATTATTATGTATATAAATATCAAATATTTTGTAAAATTGTAGCAATGCGTTCCTCAGTTGTACCTTCTACTTCAATTAGTTTTTTAGGTTTATATTCTTCCAACGCCATTTTAATAGCAGTATCAATTTTTAATCGATAAACTAAATCAGTTGTACGAATTCCATTATCTTCTACAGGTACTCCACGTGGAGATACATAAACTACTACGTCATAATAGTCACGAAGATACATAGCTGCTTCAACAAATGCGCGCTTTTCCCAATCATTTATTGATTTTGCTGATAAAGTAAATGAGCATACATCCCAAATTGTACGATCTGTAATGATATTAGGTTGTAATAATTCACTAGCACGTTCAGCTAAAAATACAAATTGGCCTGGTAAGGTAGAATCTGTGTTTAATAGGATGCCTAGGCTACTAAGATATTTACTGCGCTCTGTTTGTGTAATATAATCTTTAAAATAATCATTCTCACCTAAAGCTTTTGCTAATGTAGTTTTACCACACGACATTGTGCCTGTTAATCCTATTCTCATTTATTTTTATTATTTATTTTTTTCATTTGACGTGCTATCTTTTTTGTTTGCTTAGTTTCTTTAGCACGTGCTTTAATTGCCTTATCTGCACCGGCTTTATATTTAATGTCTACAAAAATAGGACCTCTGTCGAATAAATCCAGATCAAAGGTCCATGTTTCTATAGTTTCATCATCTTCATATACACGAGTAAACTTTGTTTCTTTTACTTCTTTCATGTTATAAAGATATAATTTTTACTTTGCCTACACACGAGCTCCAGCAGCTTTACCAGCTGATGTTTTATACCAAGGTTGTCCGTTACCATCTTTTTTAAAGTCTTCCCATTGTTGTTTAGTATATTTGATACCAAATATATAATATTCTGATAGACGTTTGTTACCTTGAGGTATAAGTGCGGGACCATCCCAATTATGTATTTTACCATCTAAATAATAAACGATAGTTCCGTCTGTTGTTTTCATTCTTTTTACTTCTGACATATAATTTTATTTTAAAAGTGATTCAGCTACATAAATTCCTTGTGCTCCTGATACTGTGATGCCACGAGCTGAGAGTGCATCACCTACAAAGTGTACATTTGAATATTCGGTTAATGATAAATCATTATAATTAACTAGCGGTTCAGGTGATAGATATTTTACCTCAGGAATATACATTCCCCAATCATCACCAAATTTAAATACTTGATTCATCTGATCAATAAAGTCATCAATGTATTTGAAATATCCACCAAATATTCCTCTAACATCATCCATAGAACCATCATCAACTACTAATTGATAAGAAGATACTGGTTTTCCTTCTGATGTAAGTGAGGGTGTGCGTGATGGTGAATAGTA